ATGGGCAGTAGAACAATCCAGCGTCATAAGGAGTTACTCCCTTATAACCTACCACAACATAATCTGCACCGCTGACAGAATATGGATCAACATACACTTTGATGCGTCCGAAGAGCACGCCAGCGAATGTATTACCTGTATCGTCAACAACTAGATTTGTGTTGTTTGTTAGTGCTGAGTTGTAATCGAGAAGACCTGTCATTGCGAGGGCTGATGCAACGTCTGTGGAGACGATGACCATGTTGCCCTTGCCGCGACGGGTGTCTTTTGCGATTTTATTAGCTGCTTGTTCGATGCGGAAAAGAAGTGACTTGTACTTCTCTGCCTGCCAACGACCAGAGGTGCCACCTGCTGCATCAGTTACTGTCGAACTTGATAGGTTGACAACATTTGATGACACGCCAGTGATACCGACATTTGCAGTAGCATAGATCGTACGAACAACTTCGCGGTTGATTTCAGCAAGAATTTCAGTTGACAAAATATTTGTCAATTCTGTTTCTGCGTCGAGACCGTGAACTGCCTTTAGATCCTGGGCTAGTTCGAGCGTGTAAGCTGCTTGCAAGCCACGTGAATTGGCTGTAACAGCAACGCGATCGATTTGGAAGCCCATACGAGCAAGTGTTGCATCTTCAGCAAAAGCTGTTGTAAAGCCAATACCCGTATTTGCAAGACCGAACACTGCAGAATTTGCATCACCTGGATTTACAGATGTGCTAAATGCTGTTGATGTTCCGTTACCTGAATGAGTATTTGCTTCGTTGAAGAGAGCTTCACCAGCGCGAGCTGAATCTGATGCAAATGTTGAGCGCATAGCAAAGATAAGTCCTGTTGGACCTGTCATTGGCTGCACGCCGCAGATGTCATAAGCCATTAGATTTGGAAGAGCACGACGAACAAGACCGATTAGAACTGGGTCAAATCCGTTGATGCCGCCTGCATTTGATGAAAGACCACTGATTCCTGCAGCACCCATGGAATTTGCTGGAGCAGTTTCCCATAGATTTTGCATTGATCGTGTCTCTTCCATAAGAGCACGTTCCTGATTTTCTAGAACGAGTGCAGTAACTGCGCGCTTGTAAGGGTCGCTGATTGCTGGGAGTTCTGGGTGATCAAGAACTGGTGCCCACTTTTTTGCATATGTTTCGTTAATATACATTTAGTGTTTCCTCAGTTATTAGGCTTTTGGAGCCGTTTTTGATATTGATTGAACATAACGAGCCATTACAGAGTTACCTTTTTCTACTTCTGGTTCTTCATCAAGAGAGACTCTTTGAAGTTCCTTTACCTCACTTTTCACTTGTACTTTAGTCGGGAAGTAGTTCTCGCGTAATACCGCGAGTTTTTCTTCAAAATCACCTTCTGCGGTGAACTCCACACCCTCTGCGAGTGCCTTCATCTTTCCTGCTTGAACTGCTGTGAGTCCTTCGCAGAATGAATTAACTGCTTTCTCTTTCTGAACAGCATTTAGTTGTTCTTGGAGAGAAGAAATTGTTTTTTGTTGTCCTGCAACATATTCGTGAACACCTTCAACGTATTCAGCTGCATTCTCAAGTTCTGCTGCAAGTGTTTCTGCAACATCAACTCTTTCTTCAGGAATTTCGATATAGTGTTCCTGGAACAATGAGCGTAGACCAGAAATAAAGTCCTCTGCGAGTTCGGCACGTAGACCTGTCTCGATAGCAACTTGATTCTGTTCCATCCATTGCTCAACGACATAGTTGAGATACTCATCAACCTGCTCAGTGAGATTACTCTTAATCTCTTCATAAGCATTCGCAAGCACCTCGTCGTTTTGCTGTATGACTTGTTCAAGAATTGCTTCTACGCGAGAAGACACAGCAGATTCAAAAATCAATGTGGCTTTGGCGCGGAACTCTTCAGAGAGTGATTCGCCATTAAATAGCGCATCAACATCCTCTCTCATGTTGCCTCGGAACTGCTTAACCGTTTCTTTAATTGCAAGCATTCTTTGCTCGCGAATTTGCTCTTCGGTGAGTTCAGTTGTTTCATCTTCGATTGTTTCTGTTGTTTCCATTGATTGATCTTCTCCTACGTCGTAATCATGCTCCTGTGAAGCATTCATGTTTGAATCCTCAATTCTTTCGTTCATAGCAGTGGGGCGTGGACGAACTACGTCCCAAATTCCTTTGACTAGATCATAACTAGCTTGACCAACAGCGCCAGCTCTGGCAGACCGTTCCCAATCTTGTCCAGTTAATGCACCGCCAATACCTGCTCGGATACCAGCGCGACCTGCTCTTTTGAGCCAATCGTATCCAACATCGCCTAAATCTTTTTTTCTGCCTTGGTCTGTTATCTCACCGCCACCTGTTTCGGATGCATTTGATGATGCATCTGATCCTGAACCACGATTGTTCCAATTCACATAAGAAGTTAAATCACCACCAGGTGCATTTCCACCAGGATTTGATGCACTTCCACCATCACTTCCACCACCTGGACCTTGTGGAGTCACAGATGGACCTGATGGACCTTGAGGACCAGTCACAGATGGACCTGCGCGATCGCGCACTCGCCATGGACCTTGAGGACCAGTCACAGATGGACCTGATGGACCAGCTTCAGTTTTAGCAAGAAGATCCTTAAGATCTTGAGCAAGTTTTAAATTGCCTTCTTTAGTTTTATCTCGGAGATTATACGCAGTTTCTGTGCCAAGTTTACCTGCAGCATTTATAGCTGCAGGATCTGGTTCTTGACCTGCTGCTTTTTGTGCTGCTGCAGCTGCAGCCATAGCTGTTGCTCCACCATAACGACGAATCGCAGCACCTGTTTTTCCGTAACGATCTTCGTCACTCATTTCAGATGGTGATTGGAATTTAGTTCCTGTCCAGAATTTGCCTTTATTTGCACCAGTTCCCCTTTCGCCATACTTCGGTGCTGCAGTGTTTGTTGCAGATGCTTTTGGTGGAATGATTTGTGTTCCATCGCCAGCCTTGAGACCTTCTTTATCGATTCTTTCTCTTTCGGCTTGCGCTCTTTTTTCTTCAGCCTCGGCTGCAGCATCTAGTGCTCTACCTCTAATAATTCGATCTTGAGCACCACGAATATTGCGTTTGTTCAAACGACGTGGACCACCCCTTTCAAATAAGTTTACAACGTATTCAACTTGATCCTCTGATAATGAATTAATAAACTGATCTAGTTGCTCTTCATTTAATGATGAGAGTTGATTAATGAGTTCGATGTTTTCAGCAGCCATTCTGTATGTCCCCGATCTTGATCTAATATTTTTCTTTGCATCTTGGAATGTTTGATCCCATTTGTTTGTATTTATGGTGTTTCCAATATCTAAAGGCTCATTATCTTGAGTTTGTGCTGTTAGATTTGAACCGCGATCGCGTTTTTGATTTGCAGCAACAATACCAGTTGATACTGCGTCACCTGCTAAATCTGAACCTGTTCCTTGTGCAACTTGTGCACCTGCAGCATTTGCAAGTGATCCGACAATTGCATCACGTGTTTTACCACCTTGTAATTTAGCACCAGCAACATCGCGCGCAAGATTACCTACAAGCTCTGATCCTGTTGCTTTTGCAATACCGCCACCAATTCCTCCAGTCACTCCACCAATCGCACCAGATTTGGCTCCTGATTTTAAGCCTGCTGAAAAACTACCGCCTGACAATTTACTTTGAACACCACCCTGAATTGTTCCCGATATGCTTTGTTGAACAGCATTTTTCGCCAAGGTTTTTAAACCAGCTTTCAAACCTGCTTTTGCGACACCACTAGCAGCAGCACCAGCACCAGCAGCACCACCAGCTGCACCACCAGCTGCTGCTGCTCCAAAACCTAATTTTCCAGCGATCGCACTCCCAATTCCAGGTAAAAGAAATCCAGCCGCAATTGGAAGTGCAACTTTAGCAATTTTCTTTAAAATTTTTCCAATACTTCTTTTCTTTTTAAGGACCCATTGTCCACGTTTAAATTTCCATTTCTTACCCTTGGGTGGAGGTTCTGTTGGTTTTGGAGGGCGTCCTGTATTCGGAGCTGCTGTCGGAGCTGGTGCAGAGGCGTTAACATTACCATCAGATTCACCACCAATACTTGAATTTCCATAATCACGCGCTGCTAATTCAGCAGGATCAGTTTCTTCATCTAAAGATGCAAGTTGAATTGTGTATACTATTTCCTCTTCATTTAATCCTTCAAAAAATTTAACTACTTCTTCATCGGATTGTGATTCAATAAAATCTGCTAGTTGATCTGCGTCCTCTTCCAACTGCATGAATTCATCTTCAGTGAATTCTCGTTGTTTAAAATCATTAATAATCGCTTCAATTATTAATTCTTTTGCTCCATCCTCACCATATTGTTCAATTAAAATTTCATTGAGTTGTGCGCAAACACGATCGTAACCATGAGCTGCAATCAAATTTTCCATTAAATTTTCAGATTTTTCAGATTCTGAATTTTCCTCTGACTCTTCATCCTCGGTTGGAAGTTTCTTAATTTCTTCTGCTGGAGCTCCAGGACGACCTGGTTTTGGTGTTGCATTTATTGATTGTGCACTCATTAAACCTGGAGAAACAACATCTCCAGTGAGCATTTCACCACCAAGATCAGCAGCTGGGGTCATCATAGCAGCCATTGGAAGTGGTTCTCTTCCAGCACTTGCAACTGAAGCTGCAAGAATTTCTGCTGCTGATTCATGTAATGTTTTATGACCCATTTATAACTCCAAAAACGGTAATATTATTTATAAAACTTATAATTTGGACAAGAAGTTTTCAAAAATCTTCAATGAGATATCGTCTAATTGCTTCTGTTTTGCAGTCTTTATTTGATTATAATATTCATTTACATTAAATTCCCTCACAAAACCATTGTCCCAGACCCACTCTTTACCTTCCATAATGCCTTGAACAAAAGCACCTGGAGCTGATGGATCAGCTACAATATCAGCTGCAGTTGCAAGATAAAAGTCTGGTTGAACGATATTGACTCCATTGATCATCTTAAGAGAGCCCATACCACGCGAGGATACACCAAGAGTAGCACCAGCCTCCATAAGATTTTTAGCAATTTTACCCATTGGAGTTTCAAGAACTTTTGCTTTACCCTCGAATATATTACCATTGCGCGAAATATTGGTAATCATATGAGAGACGCGCTCTAGATTAATGGTTGGTGATTCTGGGTGACCGAGTTCGCCGAATGCACGATTCTTATCAACGTATTCTTTCATATAACGATTGACTTCGTTTTCGAGAACCGTTACTGGATAAGAACGACCATTGCGGTTCTTTGTTTCAGCGACAAGGAATGGACCTTGAATGTAAAGAGTCTTTACACCGTTATTTTCTTCGGTGATAACTTTAATTTCTTCAACTGTTTCTGTGATTAACTTCATTTTTCTATTCCTTTAATCCTAATGATGCACGTTTTCTAAGTGATCTCTTTCTACGCATGAGAGCTCGTGCTTGCTTTGCTTTTCGTTTAACTTTTGCGCGCCGTTGTGCGCGTTTTCTGCGAAGTCTTTCTTGCACACTCATGCGCTTGAGTTTGCCGCCACGAATGGTATATCCTTTAACAGCAGAGAATTTTTTTCTTCTTTGGACTTTACCGCCACGAACTCGTGCTTTAATAATTTTTGTACGACCTTGACGAATTATATTCGGATTGCGATTTGCTTCGCTTAATGGCTCTGGATCCAGTTCTGTAACCTCTTCATGTAATCCATAATGTGCTTGACGTAATGCTTTAGCATCTGAAGCCATAGCCTGGTTTTGCAAATGCGCAGCTCTACGTTCTGCTTCTGCTTGTTGATCTGGTGTTAATTTGGAGCGGTCTGCAACTATTGTTGCTGGAGATTTTCCAAGTGGATTTGGAAGTTTATTATAAAGATCCGAGATTTGTTTTGAACTTATTTTGGGATTTGACATCACTTCGCGTCCAGCAATCAATGGTGACTGCATGGTGTTTACTTTTCTACTTATAAATGCATTTGCACCAATTTGTCTTGCGATGTTCTTTGATTTTTCTCTATTTGCTTTATTGCGCTCATTGAGTTCAACTGGTGCATTGATCGCAATTGCTTTTTTATAAAGATCTAATTTGTGTGTCGCTAATTGATTTAAAATTGCATATACTTCTTCTTTAATATCCTCACGGCTCATATAATTTTTTGCTTCTTTTGACTTAATGATGCGAGGATTAAGAAATTGCATCATTTTAATTCTAAGTTCTTCTTTATGATCAAAAGTTTTATTATCTTTTTCTTCCTCTTGATCTTCTTCTGGATCATCTTCAACTTGTGCTGCTTGACCTGACAATTCTTGTTTAGGCTGTTCAGATAATACTTTTCCAAGCAATTCCCGAACAACAATGTTTGATTGGTCGATGCTTGTATCTGTTGGTTTTATTCCAAGTTTTTTCTGTTGCATTTTTTCTTTTTGCGCAATAATTTTTTTTAAATTTGAACCCTTTCTTTCTTCGAAATCAGAACCTTCGCGATCTTCAAATTTTTGTTCTTCTAAATTCATTTAATCAGTTCGGCAAATTGTTTTACTTTTTCAAATGCTTCTTTATCTTGAAGAGTCATGTCTTTTAATCTTGATTTATTTTCTTCATTAAGCAATGCATGAACTTTTGAAATTTTATCCATCGTTTGTTTTTCTACTTCAATTTGTTCACCAGATGCAAAAATAATAGGTATCATTTCTTCGTTTACATATCCTTTTGCCGCTGGTTGATTTTGCATTGTACCACTAGTATTTACAACGCCAAATCCTTTATCATAATCATAAGGAACTGGAAATGTTAAACCATATTTGTTATCCGAATACATAACAACTCGCTGACCATTTGGGAATACTCTAATTGCTTGTCTTTTCAATAGAAGCATTGCAGGAGGATTAAATTGTTCATTCAATATTTCGGTTTCTTCTTTTAATTTAATGTCTCTTAATGCTCTATTAAACTGAACATTCGAAGCATTTACAATTATTGGTAGCGGCAATGCATTTATCACTGGCGATAATTGATTTCTATTTTGTGCAGGTAACTTTCTCAAAATATCAAAATGCTTTAGGTTTGGATTTTTTTGCGAAGCTTGTATATATTTATCAATTGCACTAGTTACCATTGAAGGATTCACACCCAATTTTAATCTACTGTTTGCAGCACTAATTCTTTTTTGTATCAGATTCCGTCGGCGCAGATTTATTTTAGTAAGTTGTTTTATTCTTTCATTTTTTGAAGATGTGTTTGTGTTTTGGGATTGTTTTTCCTCATTTAATCCTATTTGTTTATCGATATAATTTTTCATTATGCTTCGTCTGGAACCTCTGAAACTTCGACTGGAGCCGCATCAACGACTGGCGCAGAAATAAAATTAGAAGCAACTTCGACTTTTTTAATTTCTAGTGCATCTGCAATTTTATTTGCCAAAGCACCACTAAATGCTTCAGCTGCTGAATCGCCATCTTTTGAAAAAATCGCATTAATCAATGATTCACTGTTCATATTATCTCCAATATTTATACAATTATTGCTGTGGTTGTTGTTGCTGTTGTTGTGCTGCAGCTTGTTCAGGTGCTACTTGTGGCTGCATAGGAGCATATTGTGCCTGAATCGCCATAATCTGTTGATTCATAACAGCTTCTTCTTGTGCTTTTACTATTGCGTCTTGCTCTTCTTCTATGCGTTCTGTCTCAAGCTGCATTTTAATCTTAGTGACTTCTTCCTCATCTAGATGCAATACATTTTTCCTCACCCATGACTTGGAGAAATATCTTCCTGTAAACTGCTCAACCTGCATTAATAACTGCATTCTGGCATTCATTAAATCTGCTTCTTTTAACTCAGAAAAGTTATTATCTTTTAAGAAGTCATAATGAATTTTTTCGCGCAGTTCTTTCCACTCATCAATAGAAGCAATTCCTTTGAGAGCAAGTTGACGTTCCAACAATTCATCTAAAAGTACTGTAAACTTTGAACGAAGTTTCTCAATAAACTTATTAAATTTAATTTCGTCGCGTGTAATTTCTTGGGTACGACCAAGCATAAATCCTTGTGCTGGTTCTAAACGAGTGATTGGAATATTAAGAGACTTATAAAGTTTCTGTTCGAAATATTTTACGTCTGACATTTCACCAAGATTTTGTCCTGGAGGCAGTGTCGTAATTTCTGTGGACTTACCTTCACCACGGCGAGGAATCCAGAAGTCTTCCATGATTGACATGAACTTGCGATCGTCTTTGACTTCGCCTGTTGAAGAATCATAGACAACTTTGTTACGGAACTTTGTCATAAAGTCACGTAGATATTGCTCTGCCTTGAGTCGTGGCATATTACCAACGTCAATGTAGAATACACGACGCTCTGGAGCACGACTTAAACGATAGATAACGACAGCGTCCTCAACCATTCGGAGCTGGTTGAGAGGCTTTATTGCCTTGTGAAGGTAAGACAAAACCATTTGACGTTTTGGATCTAACAATCCAGAATTTACATTGACGATTGCGTCAACTGCAATTTTTACAGAAGCGTCGCCGACATTTGTCACAACTTGATTGCCTTGAGTTGTCGTTTTATCGTTGAACAAATAAAACTCTTGCACACCAACTACAACTTCTGCACCAGTTCTTGGTTCTTTTTTCTTTTGAATCTGACGAACTTTTTTAATTTTACGAGGATCGATATAAACTAATTCTTGAATACCGAGCTGAGGCTGTGCGCGATCAACAAGGACTTGAAAGAATAATCTTCCATCAATGTACCAGTCACGGAAAAGACCAGAACCATCATTTGAGAAGTTTAACAGCTTCAAGACATGCTTGAATTCTGCGCGAATGGCTTCTTTGATTTCTTCTGATTGATCGAGATCATCAAGAATAATTGAAACAGACTTACCTGATGCATCATGCACAATTGATTCGTTTACAATTTCATCGATTGCTGATTCGAGTTCAGGCTGAAGAGCCATCTCACGATATCGAGAAATTAGATCAACTTCATTTTTAAAACTGGCTTCAAGATCTAGGTATGTGCCAAAGTATCCACCTGTGCCAAGTTCCATAGCACCATCGTCTGAGACGGGTGCGGTAATTTGCGGTTGGATGTCGTTCTCTGACTTTCTTCTTACGAGTTCAAAGCCAAATAAATTTATACCTGCCATAGTTTACTCCATTATAACAAATTCAATTGATTTTACAAATTATCCGCCCTTAGATTTTTGCGGGTCTCACAGGTCTTGTGTTTTCGTTTCTACCAGAGCCAATTGGTGTTGGTGCTATTGAACTAAGACCTAATGGATTTTTTTGCTGTTTCGTACGAACACCTGATTTTTTTCTACGAATATTATCTCGTGTACGCTGAATGTTACGAATTGCTGAGTTTAAATTTGCAGCAGTTCTTGTGATATTATTAATACCACGTGTAATGCTGTCTACCTTACCCAAAAAGTTTTCAAGAGGACTACGCAGTCTACCAATTTTCCTTGGTCGTGAGTTTAAATTCGCCATAAGTTTTATTCAACAGCAACTTCTAGTGATGTCCAATATTGATATTGGAATGTCACAGCGTATTCTTCGATAGTATCATTTACATCCCAGCTTACATCAATTGGCGAAACATCGACAGGGAACATATCAATAAATGTATATGACTTAATGATATCTCCTTGTTTACCGTACTGATAAACTTCAGCATCGAAAGCATATTGGCTGTAGAATGCTTCGGAAAGATTGCTTTCATGACCGTTAATTCTAGCCATCCACTCTTCAAGCTGGTTACGAATAATAAAATCTTCGTCGTTAATAACAGTAATTGTCCATTCTGGGAATGTTCTGTTTCCTGCCATCTTGATCGTTCTACCAAAGTATGGAACTTCAATTGTTCCTATTGTAGAACCTGGTAGTTGCGCTGTTTTTGCTGTAAAGGTAAGTTTGCGATCAAACACTGGAATGTTGACTTCAAACAGATTAGGACGTGCGCCGTCGAATGGGAAATTACCTTTAAAGTCTGTAATATTGAAAGGCATTGCGTTCTCCTGACTTTATATTATTTATTAGAATCTACCAACGACTTCATCAAAGGATACACCAGTACGAACAGCAATAAAGTTGAGTTGGATGAAATTAATGCTGCGATTAGGCTTGACATAAATGTCACCAATAAACTCATTGCGATCGATTACATCTTGTGTGTTGTTTGTTGAATTACATACAACCTTGAAGTCTGTGATTCCACGACGACCCTTCACCGTTCTCAAAAATGGTTCAACAATTGATACGAACTGCGATCTTGTAAACTCATCGTTAAATTCGAAGAGTTGTGCTTTTGCAGCGCGAGAAATTGCTTTTTCTAGAGTAATAAACAAACGACGAACATTGATGCGATCGAATGCACTTGGCTTTGAAAGCATTGTCTTGTCGCCGAATAGGATAGTACCCTCACCAGCAAACGACACAACAGGATTTACGCCATTCTTATAGAGCGTATCTCTGTCTGCTTTTGCAGGATAGTATGCAAGTTTGATGACGTTTTTGATTTGACCGCGTGAAGATCCAGCTGGCGAAAACCATGGGTCTCTTTCTATGTCAGTGCGTACACATAGACCAGCAACGTCACCATTAAGTGGAATCCAGCGATATGTATCTGCATATTTGTCATACTGATACTTCCAACCGCTGTCCATCACTGCATAAGAGGATGACACGTTAGCAAGTGCATTTTTACGATAGTTGACAACATCATCTGATGCTGTTGAAGAAGTGACGTTTGCAAGTGATGGTGATACGAATACCACGCAGTCCTTACGAACTTCTGCAACGCTATTAATTGCATAAAGAGCTGTTGCAGGAGCAGCATCACCTGTCATAATAAGTGATACATCAATTAGATCGCTATCAATGAATTTACTGTATGCTGTTTGAACATTTCCAGCAACAACAACACCATCAGCACCAGAGGTCAATGATGATGTATGAACTGCTGCAACATTTACTAGCTGAGCAAACGTTTTACCAGCTGCAGTTGTTCCCCACGTTGTATAAGTGTTTGTAATATCTGGATGATCTGTCCAGTAAATGTATTTGGATTTTCGATAAAGTACATCTTTATAGAAATTTGAATTACCGACGCTATCTTTTGCATCGCTTGCTTTCGATAAGAATGGAAATTTTTCTAGAACTGATCCTGCACTGCCTGTCAAAAGACCATCTTCATCAACAACCACGATGTGCATTTCGTCATTAGCTCCGCCAACTGCGCTTACATAGGCTGATGTTCCTGGTGCAGAGTCAAAGAAATTTTTATATGCCCAAGAATTAAAGTGCGTTGTATTTGTATTTGCCCAAACACTTACCTTTAATGAGTTTCCGAGTGCACCAGCATATCTTGCTGTCCATGCACCAGTGTTTGCAGTGTTTGAATTATAAAAAGTTGTGAAATACTGATCTTCGTTTTTGATAAGAAACGATGAGTTACCTGAAGTAGTTGCAGATCTTGTATTATCACCATTTACTGCTCGAACAACACGGAGATCGTTACCGTAGTTTAAAAAGTTTGCGCAGGTGAAAAAAGAAACTGCAGTGTTATTGTCTGGTTTGCCAAAAACTTCTACAAGACGAATTTCATTTTCGACCTGTCTTGCGAATTCAGCTGGACCCCATTGGAACACTCCAGCAAATGCACCAGTTGTTGTTCCTGTGGAAGGCACTACGGTTGTTAAATCTACTTCAGAGGTAACAACGCCAGGAGATACTTGAAACGCCATGTTTATGCTCCTATAAATGGAGAAATAGAAAATCTACGGAATATTTAGTAAAAAGGAGTTTTCAAGAGGTTTTTATCAATTTCCCCAACTTTTATTTTCGATAATGCTCCAAACAGCTCCATCAGAAACAAAAGAATTATCATGATCTTGTAAAGTAACGGGAAGAGGCAGAGATTCTTCTTCGATCTGACGCATCTGTTGTTCGTGCAATCTTTGTCGAATATTAGTATTGCTAATCTCAGAGAAAAAGTTTTGACTCGTACACCATGAGAATAATACTAAACACATCACTAAATCATCATGGCTCCCTTCTTCAGCCTCAAAACTAGTTCCTCTTGCGATAAATGTGGAGAGTTCTGAGATCGTTTCGAAATCTTGTATTAAGATCTGTTGAGATTCAATCAAATTCTTTAAAATCGAACAGCCCAATCGTTTAACGGATTTAGTGGTACGAATACCACGGTCTGATTTCTTACCGTAACCCCATGTGAGTGTCATTCGTTTCTTAAGTTCTACTGTAGATAGGATGTTCTCATACTCATAATCGTCGAATAAAGAGTCTACAACTTGCTGTCCATTATCGTTAATCTCAATTAGAACATATGCTCCATTGTAATACTCACCCATTTTTTTAATGATACTTGGGTATACTAGAGGGCTTATATTATTATCTTTATAGGTCGCGCAAATTTGATATGGAATCTTTGTGATATCTACAACTACAAATGCAGAGTAATCTAAACCCTTTCCTCGACTCGTATCTGCTACAATAATATAATTTCGACCAGGAATAGATTGATGATAAACACAAATACCGCTTTCTGTTCTAGACAGCGGAGTGACGAAGGCTAAACTCTTGAGTCCTGCTGAAGAAATAAGAGTTCCAGAGGAACCCATAAATTCCGTCTCGACTTCTTGATAATATTTCTGTTCACCAAGAACTCGACGCTGTTCATCTGCCCATTTTTGGTTGCGCCCAGGAACCTGTCGCCAATTGGCTTCAATATGCATGAAACCATTATGCCCTTCTACTGCCTCGGTCCACATTCGATAGAAGTGATTCATACCGTTCGGTGTCGATGAGATTAAGATCTTAGAAGTTTCACCAGAAGAAATGGTAGGGTAAACGGAAGTAAAGAAGTCTTCGGCAATATTGCTTGGCACGAATGCAAACTCATCAAGATATAAAAGCGAAATAGAGAAACCACGGATCGCACTAGAAGCAGTTGAGGTAGCCATTACACGGCAATTATTCTCTAATTCAATATCACCTTTGTTCCAGACTTTTACGCCCTGCTGAATCCAGAGTGGCAATGCTTCGTATGCAATTTTAATACGACTCAGAATTTCACGCGCTGTTGGTGCTTTGTTAGCAAGAATAGCAACAAACTTATCTTGATTGAAAAGAATGTACCAAAGAATATAACCAACAATCATCGTCGTCTTACCCAACTGACGACCTGCTTTTAGAATTACTTTGCGATTGTTATTAATATCATTAATTGCTTGATTCTGGAATGGATAAAGATTGATATTCACAAAACCTTTATCTAATGTAATAATCTTTACATAGCGTTCAATAAAGTAAATTGGATTTTTTGAGCACTTAATATACTCACGGACTTCATCTTCCGTAAGCGAAACAGGCATATTGACTTTCTTTAAGAGCGGATTGCCAAGATAATTTTTAATTCGAGTTGGAAGGTTCATTTTTAATTTTCTTTAGCAAGTCAGTTGTAGATCCAACGAACACTGCTTTGTCCACCGTGATATTTGTTGGTGCAACTTCCTTTGGTTTTAAATCTTGTTGCTGCTTTTGAAGAATCATAAGTTTCTCTGTAACATCGGAGAGATTCTTAATCATATTTGCAGCGACTTCATATGCTCTTGGATGCTGAGATTCTTTGGCAACTTCAAGAATACCATCAAGTGCCTCGTTGCCTTTTTCAATTAGATTATAATAGTTTGATCGTGAGTAATGAGCATCTGAATTTTCACCAGATTCTTTATGAATAGTGATTGGTTTGTCTTCTTTGACAAGAGGGATATAATCAGTATTCAATATTTGTGCAAGGTTTTTATCTGTTTCACTCATAATCACGTGATGTTAGGTGCATGTTCAATATCAACATCAAATCCAAAAGCAGTATTTGCATTTGCCGAAAGTGGATCTGGCGTAACTGTAATATTTGTCAATTGATAATCTGTAGTAGATCTATAAGTATCTAGTATATAAACACTATTAGATACTGCACCATATATCTTAGTATTGGTTTTAAACGAACCATTGATATCATTTACAATCAATGTATTTGATGTATTACTCCATGACGAGACAAAGCCAGTAGCAAATGCACCTTCTAGCAATGCTGGTTGACCTTCGAGTGATGGTGATTGATAAACAAGTTCACCAGTCTTATAGTCACCAAATCCAGTTATGAGTTTAAAACTTTTTGCTTCAAGACCGCCAGTATTGTATTCATAAGTATTCGCAGTAACCTTACGAATAACCTTAACATTACTTTGTGGACCGTATAAGTAACCCTTCATTGAAAAACCAAGATTCCATTGCAGCATTCGAAGCTGTGCTGGCGGACCCTCAGATCCACTTGGCGCATAATTCACACTTTGCAAAATTACAGGCACATCAACAGGATTGCCGACACCAACAAGATCCAATGTCATTGTATAATCTGGATTAAAATATGGCAAAATTTGTTCAATGAGTTGAGTTCCATCTTCTGTATTTCGAACATAAATGAAAAGTGAAAAATTGAAGTTATATGGTGCTAATGTAACAGTTTTTAACTGTGTGCTATTTAACGAGCCATATTGCTTTAGATATGGTGATAACTTTCTAGTGGTATCATAAGCAATATCTATTAATTCGAATGACATTCTTGGCAACGTCATCTGCACTCTACGATCCAAATTAGGATCTTGTGTAATACGTTGATAGAATTTTTCTTTTGTAATATAATTTAAAGGTACGGTAACTCTTTCAATCTCACTAGTTCCTGCTAAATTATAGCGATACAATCTTAGATTGTTGAACATCGTGCCGAAAGCGACGACCATTTTACGAGTGATTCGATGATAAAAATGTTGCCCAGATAACATCTTAGTTCTCGTCAATTGTTCCGAATGGATTAGATTCTGTCCAATCTAATATATTATCTGCTTCATTTTCGATTAATACATTTTCTTCAAGTGTATCAGTTTGATTCTCTTGAGTATCGCCACTCACCACAGACCATTGAGCGGTTGATTTTACTCCAATCACAACAGTATTTGGAGTAAATGTGCCTTTAATATTTCTTAGGATTAATTTTTGATCAGGTAAATCCCAACTCGAAACATATGCACGTGCTGTTGAATTTGCTAATGATGAACCTTGATATACAATTTCATGTATTTCATAAGTATTTGTCCCACCAGCTTGCATTGAAAATTCTACGCCATATGCACTTATTGCAGCAATGTTATCTATTTCATCAATGCCCGTTTTAATTACTTCACCATTGTAATTGAATGCTTCAAGATTGAGCGAGAACATGTATGGTGCTATTTTGCCAGCCTGGAAGAAGTTGGCTTCTTCTTCAACAAATTTAATTTCCAAAAGTTTTTGTTGCACTGGCATAAAAATTAAATCGCCTTCTTTCGGCAAATTACGAATTAATGCTGGAACATATCTTTCAAATGTTCTGCGCGCAACTGCGACTTTTGCTTCTTTTTGAATTTGTAAACCAAATTTACTAAAGAATTCTTGCTGACCTGTGAAGTCTTGTAAAGATTCTAGATACATGTCAATCTTATATGCTTTGAGATATACCTTGACAGGATCATCGCCAAAAAGTCGATCAAGTTCCGACTGTGATTCTCTTGGCATATAATAAATGTCGATTCCATGATTTCGAATCGATTCGATAATCATATCCTCAATGAGCATCTGCTCACGAACTGAACCCTGATTGTTAAAATATACACTGACTGGCATTTTAGCCAACCATCATCATTGGTGGTTCTTCGTGAACGTCACGAAGTTTTGCTTCTAATCTTGCAATCTCTTGACTTGCTTCTCCGAAGATACCATCTCCGTTAATTACAAGACCGCCAGGAAGTGCATAGTTTCCATACTTCTTAATATTGGCTCCCCATTGTCGCTTAAAGAGTTGTGTTGTATACTCTTTGAGCCAAGAATCATTAAATATACTATCGTATAATTCTACATCTACAATACGATTTGCCTGGAATACAATATAGTCATCAGCATCGAGTTTACCAGCCCAATCTTGCCATAAGTATAGACGATTGATTTTCTTATTGTAGGTGTATGGAATATCGCCAGTTACAATCATGTCCAGCATTTGCAAATGTTGGCGTGCAATGTAATAATATGTGTATGATGAAGCTGAAAGGCTATAAAAGTCATTTAAACGAATTTGATAGTTGACATCAAACATGTTAAACTCAGTGCTACCCCCCATGGAGCTGATCGATGTTCCGGAAAACGGAAAGACTCGTGCGACACCGATAATATTGTCGCATAGAGTGATATATTTGTTTAAAATGTCGCCTTCTGTAACTTTGTGTGCAAGATACATTGTCTCGGTGCCATCATAATGATATTCATGAAACATCTGTAATGCATCGTCTATACGATCGTCTAATTGATCGTCGTCGACGTTAATTTCAATAACTGGGAACCCCAGATTTCGTAAACAAAAGTCTTTAAGGGTGTTTTTGCTATGGGGTTTTGCCATTTAGAACCTCGCATGTAGTTCTATATTTAGTTATTCGACCAATCTGCCCTCTCGCGACGTATAGATAAGATTCGGATCCATATGAGCGAATTGTTCCCAATTAGGCTCGCCTTCTAGAATTCGTTTGCCTGTCGACTCTTCTCCGATATGTTCTATGATATGTTGACCTTCTGAATTCTTGAGTTGCGCAGAATACATCTGATGAAAATGATTTAAATATACCATAACCATTCCTTCATTAATATTAAACTTCCAATATTCTCTAAATGGGAAATCTATAATAGACTTTCGATATAGACTAAAGATAATCGGAAAGGTTTTTATATTCTTGCTGTAATGATATGATTTAAAGGGAGTATCATCAGGTTCAATCTGACTGGGTTTTTCATGAAAGTACCACGGTTGTCTTTGCAAGACTACAGAAGCCATTTTAGGATCGGTTTCAAGGCATTCGATCAGATCATCTACTCTTATGGATTCTATAAGTAAAACGTCATCTTCCTGATGTAGTATATAATCCACATCCATTCCTTGTAGGCTTGTGAAAAAATCAGACCAATTAACTGATAATCCTTTGTTAGTTTTATTATTCCAAATTTCAAATCCATATCGTTTACCGATCAGATCAAAAATGGCATCATTTCGAGTTCTAGGATAATCGTCTATGATTATTTTTCGAACTTCATGATTTCCATAATCTAGATTCTTTAAAGAATCAAGAGTCGGAAACAGATATCGTAACCGATTACATGAGAAAATTACATGTAGAATCTTCATTTAGTATTCTGTATTAAAAAAGAAGGTTTGAAATAATCTTCCGTTTTCACGATTGTTTCCGAAGTAATCTAACGATGCATGATACAAATTACCACGATATAAAACCAAGCGATTATATTTGTTAGAAACGTAGTCTGTCATTTCCCATTTGGTATAATCATACCCATCAAGTTGCGTCGCATCATTACTGAGTCTTTCATATTCTTTTGTTTCTTTATAACGATACAATGCAGTTCCAGAAGAAACTGGTGCATCAGGCGTTAGATAACAAACTCCAGCCCAAGTATTAAAACTATCGGCATGAATCCAAGTTCTATCAATGGCAGTACAAATTTGAAATGCGCCAGTATATCCAGATTCTTCAAACCAATGTGTGATCTTGCCACCAGCTTTAGTCATGATATGTTGAATCGATTCTTTTAAATCATCAGGCAAATAAGGTTGTGTGCGAAGACCAGGATAATTGCCTGAGACCTCGAAAGGTTGAGTAAGTGCATAATCACGAACTAAATCTGGATTTGTATAGAAATCGTCTACAATTATAAGTTTTGTCTTCATACTTGACGTCAATAATACATAAATTTGCCAGAAGCGCCATCCCATCCAGAAACAAGCCAATCTGTTTCAATTAATTGATCTTTAAATGGTCGCGTTAAATAATATGAAAGAGTTTCAATGTCATATTGATACATTTCTTTACTATCAATAAAACTCATTGATGCCTCATTTATATCTATCATCTTATCTAATTGCGAACTACCAAAGCCATAAAGCACAGTGCAATATTGGCGAAGCATATCGTCTTCCTGAATGGTTCTTTCATCAACCATCCAATAATTCCAAGCATCCTTCCATTTAAACTGCAGTGGCTTTTTGAAGAAAATTTTATCTTTATTTTCTTCGATAAACAATGCATCATTAAAGTTGTCATAGAAATATCTTCCTGTGGCTTTGATGACAAAGTCATGACTTTGTATTTCTTTTTTAAAATGTTTATAGAAAGTGTTAAGCAACAAACTTTCGCAATAACTTTTGTTTAAATGCGTATTTACTTTCTCAAAAACAGTATATGATATTTCTTTAAGTGGTATGAACTCCACGTTTTTAAAAAAACTAAAAAATCCCATATACTCTCTGTAATCATCTGATGAGTCGACTATTTTTATCGTCGCATCTGGAAGAGTATTTTTAATTGAATTAATTGTAAAGAACGTTTGTCTAAATCGCTCCTCTTTGTCGAAAATGGAACGTGTTTTACTGTATGTAAATTTTCCATCTCTCGGTTGAATTGAGGAACCAACAACTACAAGTTTATTCATAGAATTTATTCTTTATGACTTTTTGTAGGTACTGATGATGCTGCTCATGTACTTTCTCATCGGAGAAGTTTAAACCCCATTTTCTGCAATTTTCTGATTTAATATTGTCAATCGATTCGATAGCAGTTAGAATAGATTTAAAATTGCGTGCACGATAACCTGTTTCTCCCTGTAAAACAATTTCAGGAAATGCACCCCAATCTGTTGTAATCACAGGAGTGCCAGAAAGATTGGCTTCAATAATCATGTTGCCAAATGGTTCAACATAATATGTTAATGCAATCAAACTCTTTGCATTCTTCATTAGTTCTTTTCTCTTCTCGGGTCCAGCATAACCAATCATCTCAACATGTGAAGGCGTTGTGCTATAACCCAAATGCTGTAAAGAACCTGGACCAGCAATAATAAGTTTTTTTCCAAGAATTGCTGTGGCTTGAATTGCTAGATGCACGCCTTTTTCTTCGCATACTCTACCGAAGAATAGAAAGTAATCATCTTTTTTGTCACTGTATTCAAACTCATCGACTGTAAATGGATTTGGAATTACTGCATCGAACCAAGAAGGGTTCATAAGCATTCCACGCTCACCATAAAACATATGCATTTGAGCATAAGAAGTGAACGCTCTATATGGAGCAAAAATACCATTTGAGCGATAACCAATCGAAGGTTCAACTGGCTTGAGTTTTGGATTCATCTCGCAAGCAAGTTTATTCTCAATTCCATAAAAGCATACAATTAAATCATCGTCGCTAGAGTTTTGTTTTATATGTGTTCCAATTTGTTCATTGAAACTTTGTATGTCTAAACCATCAATAGGAGTATCAACGTGTTCACAATCCACCTGAGCACCAGGGATACCGTAGTGGATGATTTCGTAGTGCGGCGAAAGATGCTTGATATACTTGTATAGATGTACAGCAAATGGATCGATGCGATTCATCAACCCTGTAGCACTTCTTGGATTTCCAAAAGCGTGTATTTTCATAATGAAATTATAACTTATTTTTACAAATAAATCAACTTTTTATATTTATGGTAATCGACTATAGTGATACTTCTGCGTCTGATGCTAGAAAAAATGGTCGAGTTATTAATGTACCGCCACTGTCTTTTAAAATTAAATTTCCAGAAAGAGTTTTATCATCAATTCCTGGACCTGGAGGTTCAATAAATGATGTTAAAGTCCAGCTTCTTGTTGTGCTTAATGCCAAATCTGTATTTACAGAATCTCCACCAGGTGTGTTGCCTGATGTTTTTTGTAACTGTATTGTGTAATCGCCAGCACTTCCAGATGTTAACCAAGTTCGATTGAAGATATTTTGATCACCAGCATCGCCAATTACAATTATACTCATTTGCCCATTACTGCGAAAATAGATAGCAGCTGACGCATAGGCAGATGAAAATGGTGGATCATACATTGAAAATTGGCTTGCTTGAATGTTGAGTTCGCTATCAACATTATAGTTTATGACTCTTTCTATGTTATCACAAATACCACCAGGAATGTTTATTCCCCAGCGACAGTCGCCAAATTTAATTGCGCCTGAAGATTTAACTGCCAAGTTTCTTGTATTTGCATCATTTAATTTTAAAATTGCTGAAGACGTTTTACCAAGTTCACTATTAATTTGAGATGCAGTTGTTTCACTAGGAATTGGCATCAAACTTCCTCAAAGTTTCTTCAATTTGACTTACCTTTTTATTGAGATCTTTAATTGCCTCAATCAATAACGGAATCATTTTTTCATATCGCACTGCCTTAAAGCCATCGTCGCGATCTACTACAATTTCTGGTAATACAGACTCAACTTCTTGTGCAATTACACCAACATCATGTTTACGAACAAAAAATCCGTCTTCACCACCACGAGAAGCAATATGACTATCAATCCAATCAAATTCAATACCTCTGATTTCTTGCACTTTTTCAAGTGCATCTGGTAAAACTTTGACATTTTCTTTGAGTCTAGCATCGGAAGAATAAAATGCTGTGATCTCACCAGTTGCACGAATTTCACTACCTGCAGCTGCAGTAGAAGTGGTGCTCACCATCAAACCACCAAAATAAACGTGATTGGTTGTGTTTGCAGCACCAGCTGGACCCTGTGGACCTTGAGGACCAGTTGCACCTTGTGCTCCTTGTGCTCCTTGTGCTCCTTGTGCTCCTTGACTTCCTTGTGCTCCTTGCGCTCCTTGCGCTCCTTGTGCTCCTTGATTTCCTTGTGCTCCTTGTGCTCCTTGATTTCCTTGTGGACCTTGCGGACCTTGTGGTCCTTGTGGACCAGTTGCACCAGTGGCACCCTGTGCTCCTTGCGCTCCTTGTGCTCCTTGTGCTCCTTGATTTCCTTGTGGACCTTGTGGTCCTTGAGGACCAGTTGCACCAGTGGCACCCTGTGCTCCTTGCGCTCCTTGCGCTCCTTGCGCTCCTTGTGCTCCTTGATTTCCTTGTGGACCTTGTGGTC